AAACTGCTGATGAGGGTGGAGAAATTGTGTTTTGTGATGGCGAATATATACCTAAGCAAACAAAAGGTTCAGGCGTTGTTTTTCCTAGTAATTTTATGTTTTCACACGAAGTTAAAAAAGTAATTAAAGGTGACCGATATTCACTTATGACATGGATTTTATAAATGAGTTTAACAAGATATATAATTATAGATAAAAAAGATGATGTCTATTTAAAAATTGAAGCAGACGAAGACATACGAAGAGAATTAGGACAATTCTTTACATTTGAGGTACCTGGTTTTAAGTTTATGCCTCAGTTTAGAAACAGAGTATGGGACGGTAAGATTAGATTATTCTCATATCAGACAGGTCAAATCTATGTTGGTCTATACCCTTATATTTTAAAGTGGTGTGAAGATAATAATGTACAAGTTGTTGATGGTACTAAGATACAAGATACTAAAGTTGATGACGCAAAGGTTGACAAATTCATTGAAGCACTAAATATTCCATTCAAGGTCAGAGATTACCAAAAGGAGGCATTCATACATGCAGTTAGAAAAAATAGAACTTTATTACTTTCACCCACAGCTAGTGGAAAATCTCTTATTGTCTATCTTCTTATTAGGTTTAACATTCTTCGGTTAAAAGCTGATAAGAAAAAAATACTTATTATTGTTCCAACCACATCATTGGTAGAACAACTGTTTAAAGACTTCAAAGATTATGGTTGGTCGCCTGAAAAACATGTACATAGAATATATCAAGGTCATTCTAAAGAAACAAATAAACCTGTAATTATATCTACATGGCAATCTATCTATACACAACCTAAAAAATATTTTAAAGATGTTGGTATGATAGTAGGTGATGAGGCACATCTATTTAAGGCTGTTTCACTTACAAAGATATTGACAAAATTAGAAAAGTGCCCATATAGAGTAGGACTAACAGGTACTTTAGATGGTACACAAACACACAAGTTGGTGTTAGAAGGACTTTTTGGTACAGTCAACAAGGTGGTTTCTACAGTAGAACTACAAGAGAAGAAACAATTAGCTGACTTAAAGATTTTCTGTCTAATATTAAAACATGGTGCGATTGAGTGTAAACATGCTAGTGGTATGAACTACCAAGAAGAAATGGATTACATAGTACAATCTGATAAAAGAAATAAATTTATACGAAACTTGGCCGCTGGTCTAAATGGTAATACACTATGTTTGTTTCAGTATGTAGAAAAACATGGTAAACAATTATATGAAGATATAAAATTAAAGGCACCTGATAAACAGGTTTTTTATGTTCACGGAGGAGTAGATACAGATGAAAGGGAAAAGATTAGAGAACTTACAGAAAAGGCTGACAATGCTATTATCGTGGCAAGCTACGGAACCTTTAGTACCGGTATTAATATTCGTAACTTACACAACATTATCTTTTCTTCTCCTAGTAAATCACGAATAAGAAATTTACAATCTATTGGTCGTGGTTTAAGATTAAAAGATAATAATGGTTCTGCTACACTATATGATATTGCAGATGACTTAACATATAATGAGAAAGAGAACTATACACTCAACCACTTTAGAGAAAGGATAAATATCTATAGTGAAGAAGATTTTGATTATGAAATACACAACATAGAATTGAACAATGAAAACAACAGTTAAAATAATAAAATTAGTTAACGGTGATGACATTGTTACCGTTCTACCTACTGGTGACAAACAGTTACCAGACAATGGTCCTTTAATCAGACTTGACAAACCATTACAAATTAAATATGTTCCTCAGATGACACCAATGGGGTTTAGAGATTACATTGCTTTGATTCGTTGGACAAATTATACAATGGATAAAGTCGTTACTATTCCTAAAGATAAAATTATGACAATTACCAACGCCTCCTTAGAGATGAGTGGTAGTTATGGTGAAATAATTAAAAACTATGATAACTTAGATAAACCTAAGAGAGATGAGAACTATCATAAAAAAGAATTCTCCCCCGAAGAGAATAATAAACTAAATGAAATCTTTAGAGAATTTGATGATGATGAAGATGAACCAACAATACACTAGGTACTTAAAGGTGTTTCTGAAAACGGACACCGTTATTATACGCATAAAAAAAATATTGGCAACCGTGGATTAAAAACAAACTAAGCTTGACAATTTAATCAACTTAGAGTATTATATATAGAAATTGAGGATATTATGGCAAAATCAAAAGCAAAAGCAGAACACTATGTTAACAACAAAGAATTCTTGGCCGCTATGGTCGAGTATAAAAAGACTGTTGACAAAGCAAAAAAAGCAGGTAAAAAGAATCCTAGAGTACCAGATTATGTTGGTGAATGTTTTTTAAAAATAGCGAATCACCTATCATACAGACCTAATTTTATCAACTACACCTATAGAGATGATATGATTAGTGATGGTATAGAAAACTGTTTACAATATTTAAACAACTTTAATCCAGAAAAGTCAAACAATCCGTTTGCTTACTTCACACAAATAATCTATTATGCATTTATAAGAAGAATACAGAAAGAGAAAAAACAGGTAACTATCAAACAGAGAATGATTCAAGAAGCGAATTATGATGATATGGCTTTACAGCCTGGTGAAGAAAGAGAATTTAAAAATCAGTTTACAGAATTCCTACAAAAGAATATGGTACAGGAAGAACCTACTAAAAAAGAAAAACATAAAGCAGAAACTAAGAAGAAATCTAAAAAGAAATGAAGATAGCCCTACTGAATGACACTCACTTTGGGTGTCGTAACGATTCGCCAGCATTTATTGAATTTCAAAACAAATTTTATAATGAGTTGTTTTTTCCATATTTGCAACAATATGATATCAAAACATTGATACACCTAGGTGATGTGGTAGATAGAAGAAAATTTATCAATCATAACACAGCTCACAACTTTAAAAAAGTATTCTGGAATAGACTAGATGAGCAAGGCATTGACACACATATTATTATTGGTAACCATGACACTTACTACAAGAACACAAATGAAGTAAATGCCATGCAAAATCTTGATATATCAAAAGACGCCAAAGTATATACACTATCAACAACAGTTGAGTTTGATGGTCTACCAATATTGTTTATACCTTGGATTTGTGATGACAATGAAGCGGAAAGTATTAAGACAATAGAAAGTACACAAGCTACTATTGCTATGGGTCATTTAGAAGTTAAAGGTTTTGAAATGCATAACGGCCATTTCAATGACCATGGTTTAGAAAAATCTATATTTAAAAGATTTGAAAAAGTTATGTCTGGTCATTTTCATAAGAAATCAGATGATAGTCACATATACTATCTTGGTACACAATACGAAATGACATGGTCAGACTATGAGTGTCCTAAAGGGTTTCATGTATTTGATACTAAAACTAGAGAACTAACAAGAATAGAAAATCCTAATAGAATGTTTAAAAAGATTATCTATAATGATAAAGAAACAAACTATGATGAGATTGACATTAATCAATTCGATAAGTGTTTTGTTAAATTGTTTGTATCAAATAGGTCAGACAATGATATGTTTGAAAGGTTGATGGACAGACTATATAATTCTATTAACATACATGCTATTGATGTGATTGAAGACCCTACGGATATAGGTGCCTCAGTACGAGAAGATATATTAGAACAAGGTGAAGACACACTTACCTTTTTAGGTAACTATATCGACCAGACAGATATAAAATTAGATAAACAAAAATTAAAACAGTTTGCCAAAGAACTGTACATGGAAGCTAGTGAATGATACTATTTAAAAGAATATCATATAAGAACTTTTTATCAACAGGTAATCAGCCAATAGAAATAGATTTAAGTATATCACAAACTACTTTAATCGTAGGTACAAATGGCACAGGTAAGTCAACCTTACTAGACGCATTATGTTTTGTACTATTCAACAGACCATTCAGAATTATTAAAAAAGAACAAATGGTAAATACCATTAACAATGGTGATTGTATTGTAGAAGTTGAGTTTGATGTTGGTACGAAGAACTATATTATACGAAGAGGTATAAAACCAAATCTATTTGAGATATATTGTAATGGCAAACTTATTAATCAAGACGCCAACAATGTAGATTATCAAAAGTACCTAGAAACAAACATAATGAAACTGAATTACAGGTCATTTATTCAGGTGGTTTTATTAGGTTCTTCCTCATACGAACCGTTTATGAAGATGAAACCAAGATACAGACGAGAAGTTGTAGAAGAGATACTTGATATTAGAGTTTTTGGCCTAATGGATTTGATTTTGCGTTCTCAACAGAGCGATTTACAAAAAAAGTTAACGGAGGTGAGGCACCAATGCGAGTTAATAAAGACCAAGTATGAAACTGAAGCAAAATACTTAACTACTCTGGAAACCAAAGGTAGCGACAACCTGACGGTACAGCAAAATAAGATAGTACAAAATGATGAAAATAAAGTAAAATATGAACAAAAATTACAAAAACTAAATGAAGACATTGCAGTTAGTCAAAA